CCCCAAGGGGCTTCTTCTTTGTATAGGACGATTCTGCTTTGCTATCCTACACCGTTTGGTGACTGTGATAGTAGAAGCACAGGATGAATCCATTCCTGTTTGCTTACTCCAGGTTCACAAAGGTGGCTTGGACATTGCAAAGTTTCGAACGTCTTGGGAACCTCCGGCTGGGAAGCCGGAGGCCTATACAATGCGGCATAGATGACCGCGACGAACTGTTTAGCTTAGGCGAAACAGGTCGGTATTCGTACTAAAGACTACGGGTATCATCTCCTTTCTGGTGCTCTGCACCTTTGATCTTAGAGGTGTAACATGAGGAAGCGAAAAGCACTACCCCCGCCACGTCCACGCACAAGAAAGCGTCTTAATTGTACGCGTCTTGTTAATGCGGGTGTCTACTACTGGGTCAACAATGGCGTCCAGGGAACTGTAACAAATGTCCCTGCCGCCGTAACCCTTTGTGAACACCAAACGGACGATATCGTCACACCTGGCTACAAGCAACTTGTGGCCGCCGGTCAATTGATTAATAACCGGTATACCAGTGTGAAGAGAAGTTTGACGGGTGGTGATAACGGAGATATCCAGGTCGAATGGAAAAGCGGCTCGTTACAAGCTAACTTATTTGTAACGGGATTCGCGTTCCGAGACGGCTGTGGGATATTATCGGGGGGTGCAACGCCCCCTCTCCCTAATCGGTCCAATATCACCGGGTATGTACAGACGAAGGCCTTATCTGGCGTTGAGGCTGCCAGCTTGCAGACCGGCGTGGCAATTGGCGAGTTTCGCAAAACAATGCAGACACTCGTCAGCCCACTTAGGTCCCTCCTACGATGGCATGAAAAAGCCTCCAAGGAGTATGCGCGAGATCTCAAGAATTACGGGCGTAAAGCCCTAGAGACCAAGTCCCGAATCCGTACCGATCGGTACCGGATGAAGGTTCTCCGCGCAAATGCAAAAGGTTTAGACAAGAAAACAAAGTCGCTTTTAGAGCGATACATCAGTAAAGGCGGTGATGCTGCCGATCTGGTGTTGTCCTACAATCTTGGGTGGAAACCCATTTTGATGGACATAGATGCCTTGTTAAATAAGATCCCTTCCCTCGAAGTTACAGAACGCCGCTGGTCCCGCGCAACGCGAGAGCAGGAGACGACCCAAGTGGATTACTCCACAAAGGCGACGGCGTACGGCACGAACAGAATAAAATCGGAAACCAAGACTAAGGTCAAGGTCCGAGCTGGAGTGCTGTACCAGGATAAGTTCGAAGCTTCTCATCACTTTGGTACCCGCTTGTCGGATATACCGGAGACCGTATGGGAACTGATCCCTGGTTCTTTCCTGGTCGACTACGTAGTCAACGTAGGCGACTATCTCGGGGCCCTTCGTGCGCAAGCCTATTCGCAAAACGTCCTCTTCTATACAGCTGAAGAGATCGTGAGTGAGCAGACCCGCACTTGGGAGTCAGTGCAATCCATTATCGCACACCCCGGCGTGAACAACGTCGTTGGTAGTGTGAAAACGTGGATGCCTGGTAACCCTGAGGTCTTGACTTATGAAGCAAAGTCAAGATGGCCGGACAGCTTTGGTCCAACAATTTCGCGAGTGCAGTACAGCCATGAAAGACCGGCTGCTCAACTGCAAAACGTGATGTCGCTTCTAACTAAATCACTGATGAAAATCAGATGATAAATTTTTCCAATTAAGGAGTAAAACCATGGCACTACCCACCGTAAACGCGAAGACCTTTACCTTCGACTC